TTCCCAACGAATCTTTCTACCAATTTTTTCTTCAATTAATTTATCTCCCACTTTAATCTTTCCTTTAATTGCTTGATTTTCTGACTCAGAAGAAAACAATTTAATTACGCAAGATGAATAGAATTTTGTAGCCTGACCGCCAGAAGGCTGTTGACTTGTGTACATCGCATTAATGTTATTTCTTGATTGTGAAATAAGAACAAGCAATGTCGGTTTTACCTTGTTGTTGGCATAGTTAAGCATTTTCCAGGCATTGCTAAAATCTCTAGACTCTGCACCAATCTGTTTTGTATTTTCAAGTGCTTTCATTTCGTCTGAATCTTTTTCAAAATATATTGCAGGAAGCATTGATGTAATTGAATCAATAACAATAAGATCAACTCCAGCATTTATAAGTCCAACACCAACATCTACCATGTCGCTAATAGTACGTGCTTGTGAGTAAATTAATTTTGTTGGATCTACCCCCATTTGTTTAGCCCAATCTTCTGAATAGGACATTTCAGAATCAATCCATGCACAAGTCTTGCCTTCTTTTTGTGCTAAAGCAATCATTTGTAGACACATAGAAGATTTTGCAGATGACTTGCTACCCCAAACAAGAACCTGCCTTCCGTATGGCAATCCGCCACCTAGAGCACGATTTAAACCAAAACTTGGAGTGGGCTGATACTCAAAATTAATTCCCTCTCCTGTGCCAAGACGTTTTCTAATTCTTGGGTCTAACTGTGCTAGTACATCTTGTATATTAACTGACATTTACATCCTCCATAATTACCGTGCCATCTTTGGTTTTACCAAAACTAAATTTATATGATTTGCCTTCTTCAATGTGCATATATGCTTTTGGAAATGCCGTAGGAAATACTGTTACTGAGTGTAAGTCTCTTGAGGTATCTGCCAAAGTTAAAGAAGCCATTTTCTTTCCAGCCTTTGTTATTCTTGATTTAAATGAAACAACAAACATCTCATCTTCTGTATAAGGTAGTTGTTTATAACTTAAAAATTTAACAAGTGCATTTGTAGATCCTTTTATTTCATCAACAGGAATTGCAGAAACAATCCTATTATCGTTAGCAAGAACCAAGTAAGTGCGACCCGTTTCAACAGTTGTTGACTCTTCATCAAATACACCAACACTCCCAGTTTTGTCCAGAATTTCAACTCGTGACCAACCCTTTCCCCTTTTAATTGCTTTAACCATGCCCATTAAGATAAAAGATCCTTTTTCCTCAAAATCTTCAATTGATTGAATAAATGCATAATAGTGAGATGGAATAGAAACATTAAACTCTGGAAGATTTAAATACTCATAAAGATTTTCTTTAATGTCTTCATCATTACGTGGATTATCAGAAAATGTTGCAGCACCAGTTAGCCTAAGTGCATTTAGTGCTCTACTGTTTACGCCATTACCTTTTGTAAAAGTAAATTCTTCAAGTTGTTTATAACTAGTAAATGGTCTTGCATCAATATATTTTTGTGCAATATTATTTGAAATAAACTTAATTCCAGTTAGTCCAAAACGAATACCCTTACCTTCAATTTTAAAATCTAAACCTGAGTCATTGATGTGTGGTAGTTTAATTGAAATTCCCATACGCTTAGCCTCAATTAAATATTCTGTACGACCATCTTTATCTTTTTCATTTTTAAGAAGAGCAAACATAAACTCAAGTGGGTAATAGTATTTTAACCACGCCGTCCAATACGAGAGCGTAGAATAAGCAACCGCATGAGATTTGTTGAACGAATACCCTGCGTGTTCTTCAAAGTCTTTCCATAGATCCAAGGCCTTATTAGGAGATATGAACTTGCTCGCCCCAGCAACAAACCTATCTTGAAATAAATTGAATTCTTTCGCATCTTTTTTCTTTCCAATAATCTTACGAACCTTGTCAGCCTCTGCCATTGTCATTCCACCAAGATAAACGCAAGCCTGCATAACTTGTTCCTGATACAGGATACACCCATATGTATCATCTGTAAATTCTTTCATAGTTTGATGAATATAAGAAACGTTTTGCTTACCATGTTTACGAGCAATATAATCTTTTCCAATAGTATTCATTGCACCTGGACGGACAAGGGCATTGGATGCTGCTAACTCATTAAAGTTTTTTACTCCCATTTTTACTAAAAGGTTTGTATATGGAGTTGCTTCACATTGAAATACACCCTTGGTATATCCATCTGAAAGCATTTCATATACTTTAGGATCTGCCATGTCAATAGATAAAAGATCAATATCCTTATAATGATTTTCTTTAACCATATCAATGCAATCTTTTACTACGCTTAAAGTTTTAAGACCAAGAGCATCAATTTTTATAAGACCAATTTTTTCAGCCTCTTCCATATCAACACCAACCACAGGAATGCGATCATCAGATCCAGGAGAAGAACGGGTTTCTAATGGCGCATATCTAAAGATTGGATTTTTACTAGTAACCACGCCAGCAGCGTGAATGCCCGTACCCCTAATACGGCCACGTAATTGCTCTCCATAAATCTCTACCTCTGGGTATTTTTCTCTAAAAGATAATGTAGTTTTAGATGTGCAATATTCATCCCAGGTATCAACAAGTTTTAAAACCTTGTTAACATCTGTAAGTGGAATATCTAAGACTCTTGCAACATCTCGCACAACACCCTTATCTTTAAATTGAAGGAATGTTGCAATAGATGCTACGTGCCTATACTGTCTAACTAAATAATCTTTTACTTCATCACGACGAGTATCTTGGATATCTGTATCAATATCGGGGAAGTCGTTACGTTCTGGATTAATAAAACGAAAGAACAAAAGACCATGTTCTAATGGATCAATGTCAGTAATACCAAGAAGATAACAAACCAAAGAGCCAGCAGAAGAGCCACGTCCTGGACCAACCAAGATTCCCTCTTTCTTTGCCCAAGAAATCATATTTTGAACTACTAAGAAGTATGGTGCAAATTTTTTATCACGAATAATGTCAAGTTCTTCTGTTAGGCGAAGTTCATAGGCATCATTTCCAAGCCAGTTAGAATTTAAATTTTTTTCTTCTAGCGCAGCAAAGGCCAAGTTTGCTAATTCTTGATCTGGATTTTTGTATTGAACTGGAAGTAAATCAAGACCATCTTTAATGTCATAGTCTTTTACTGTCTCTGCTAGTAATAGTGTGTTTGAGTATATGTCTTCTCTATCAATACCCTGTTTTTCCATTGCTGCTTTAATCTCTTCATAAGAAAGTAAGTGAATGTCAAATTTATTAAATGTTATCTGACGATCTTCCCCATAAAGATAGTCAAGGCGCTCCATCATAGAATCAATCTTTATAGATTTTGCATATGTGGTATCTTTTTGTACCTTAGCGTGAGTATTCATTAAAAGTTTAAACTCTTGAATATGCTTTTGTGATTCATCAGCGTGATGACAATCTGGCGTAACTACAACCTTAATATTAAATTCATCGGCAAGATCAATAAGGTATTTATTTATTTCTGGTGTATTGTGTGGCATAACCTCAATGTAGTAGTCGCTACCAAAGTTATCTTTAAACCACCCAATGTGTTTTTTAGCAAGTGCAAATTCCTGCTCTTCTAATGCCTTAACGATAACGCTGCTAGGACAAGCAGATGTTACAATTATTCCTTCTTTATATTTTTGAAGAATTTCAAAATCAAACCTTGGCTTTTTAAAAAATCCATCTGTCCATGCTATTTCACTAATCTTGTTAAGATTTTCTAAACCTTTTTGGTTCTTGGCTAGAAGGATAATATGATTATAAACAAGATCTTGTTGACCTGTTCTTTCAGACTTATCTCTTTTATCTGATATGTCTGCACACATATATCCTTCTAGACCAAGTATTGGCTTAATACCCTTTTCTTTTGCAGAACGGTAAAACTCTCTGTGACCAGAAAGTGAACCGTGATCTGTAATTGCAAGAGCGTTCATACCCAACTTGCTAGCACGGTCTACATACTCTTGTGGAGTTGCTATGCCGTCAAATAGGGAGTAGTGAGTATGAACATGTAAGCCTACGTAGTTCATATTACCAATCTGTGTTGGTTGATGAAGTTACGGATGGAGTATCAAACCCCAAATAGAATGCTTCTTGCTCAGCATAAGGAATTTTCTTTAGTGCTAACTCAAGTGCATATGGCTTTAGTGCTGCCCAGTTAAATGGTTCTTTGTCTGGTGCAGATGGAATAAGTGTATAACTTGTTTCAGTTCCCTGACCATTACGCTTCACTTTCCATGTAAGATTTGAAATACTGCCTGTCTCCAGTGCGTATTCACGAATAGTATTAAATGCAGATTGCTTGCTTACGCCCATTGACCAAATAGCCACATATGGCTCTTCAATTCCATCATCTACAAGTACGTTGCAATAAAAACGAAGACGTGCTCTCCAGCCAGCCTTTGGATCCTTGCGATGCATTTCTTCAGCCCAGTCACGACCTTCTGATTCCATAGTGTCTACAGCCTTACGCTTATAGTCCTTTGGATTTGTGTGTTCTTTAACAACAAGTGCTAAACCACGTTCTGCGTTGTAATTTGCAGAGTCTTCGTCAAGTTCTTCAACGAACCTAATTTTTGCAGACTGTCCATCGGCAAGTTTTAACCATCTTACCTTTGGAGAGTTTTCATCATACTTTGGCTTGTCAACTAGGGCATTAATGTTTTTGAGTCCCTTTACAATAGTCATATTATTTTTTCTCCTTGTTTTTTATTTTATAGTACTAACCCAAAATGTTTTAAAATAAATATGATAGCAAGAGCACTCCATAATATATTAAACCAAATTAAAGTTGGTATAGTTTTTACTGTTGATGACCAGATTAGCCCCAAACTTGACACTAAAGCAAAAATGTAAAACCACCATATGCTAATATCAAATAAAAGGCCTGGAATGATAATTAGGCCTTTGGCAACAAAAGCAAAAAACTCAACAGTATTGGCTTTAGTCCAATATTTTTTATGACCCATTGTTTTTAAAGCAATAACCCACTGCATGTTTTTATTTTTTGTTTTATTTTTCATGTTCATCTTTTCTATTTTAACATACTGGTAATGGAATTGTCAAACTTAAACTCCAGTTTTTTAATTGCATCATCATCCATGTCGCCTATATCTTTATATTTTTTATCTATATACACAGAAGTAACAACAGGCCCAAGTCTTTTAATTAACTTATCTCTCATTATTATTCCTGCATCATCGTTATCTGCAATTAAAACAATGCTATTAAAATACTTTTCTAATAGTTTTATCTGTGCTGCAGAAACATTAGCACCCAGCGTAGCAACCGCAGGGAATCCTACTTGATCTAACCTAATTGCATCAAATGAAGACTCTACTACATAGACAATACTTGAAGTCTTTATTCTATGTAAATTAAATAATGTTTTACCTTTTGGCAATCCAGGTGTATTTTTAAATTCTTTTCCTTCAACAGTTCTAGCCACAAACCCTATACACATTCCATCTGGGGAGTGTACTGGTATTGTTACTGAATCTTGTTTTTCTGAATACCCAAGATTAAACTTATTAATAGAGTCTTTTGTAATACTTCTTCCTTCAAAATATCTAACTGCTCTTGGAGACTCCAATGCTTGATTAGTTAATCTTTTAATAAGAAGTTCATCGTACTGAATAAATTCTGGTTTTTCAACTAATGCCCTGTTTACTGAATCCTCAATACTTGTCTCTTGTTCTTTGCTTTTAATATACCTAATTGATTCAAAGTATGTTCTATTAGATGTGTGCATTATAAATTCAATAAGTGTTTTTGTTGTCTGGCATCCAAAACAAAAAAACATCCCATGATCTTTTGATACTTCTCCAGCAGGAGTTCTATTGTTATTGTGATATGGACAAAAAACAATGTAGTCAGTTCCATACTCTGCTTCAATGTCAATTCCAGCGCCAGTTAGTACACGACGTACCTGTTCTGCAGTATACACATCTTTAACCATTTTTATCCTCATAGTCTTTATAGCGATAGTATCCTCTATCAAAGTCTACTTGAACTAAAAAATCACCCATAAAACCATTTCTATTTTTTCTAAATACGCATTCAATAATATCACTATTCGTAGCACGACCAAGAGCCATTACCCAGTCAGCATCATAGGCAATCTGTCTTGACCAAGCCGTTTGACCCAGTGTTGGTGGGCTAGATAAATCCTTAACATCATCTGGTGTAGCAGAAGAAATAGCCATAATTGGAACCTCTTCACTGATAGACATAAGTTTAAGTTCTCGTGAAAGGTTTTTCATTCGTACCGTTTCATTATCTGATTTTTGATTTGGAGACATAAGTTGTAAATAGTCAACAACAACAAAGTCTGGTTTATACTGATCAATTTTTCCACGTATAACCGAAGGAGTCACTTCTCCACCACTGTCATTAGATATAATATGAAACTCTGGCTTACCCTGTAATTTATCTGCATGCCATTTTTTAAGCATATCAATCTCTACTTCGCCATTGCTAAGTTTACGATGAGACCAAAGACCTTCACCCATAATTGCAAATACACGATTACGAACTTCTGTTTCAGACATTTCAAGACTTATGACTAGTGGGCTACGACCCTGTTTCCAAGCCTGTACAGCGAAATACAAGGCCAGCCAAGACTTTCCAATACCTGGGTATGCAAGGAAGACTCCAAGTTGTCCTGGCATAATTCCAGAAGGTAAATAGTTATCAAACCCTGGAAGCCCAGTTTTAATTCCAACCTGTCCAAGATCCTGCATTTTTTTTACATTTTCAAAATAAGCAACTGCAGAGTCAAGGTCTGTTACCTCAATATCTCTAATTGCAGCAGTATTTTTTTTAAGTTCTGATGTCTTGGTAATTAAATGTTCAAGAGCATTATTACCATTACCGCTTTGAACTTCACCTGCTGCATTTCGTAAAATATCTTTAAGGCTATCATTTAAATATTCTGATTGTAATTCTTCAAGATGGTGCTTAGTTGCACCAACCCCCTCTACTGGATTAAAATCTCTAAACTTTTCTACAACTAATGATGTTGGTGGAACCGATTGGTTATTTTCTGAATACTGTCTAATAAAATTCCAGACATCGTTGTGAGTTCTTAAAAGATTATCAACATTGGCTTGTAACAATACATGGATTTGTTTATCATTTAATACTGCTGTAATTAATTTTGCTTCTGTATTATTCACTAATCCACTTTCTTGCTAGTTTTCTTCGCTCTTCTCGTTCTTTAATATCTTGCTCTACTTCTATTTTACCATTAAGAATTTTTTCTGCATTGTATGCAAAATAATTCCAAGTAGGATTTTCCGCTATCTTAAAATAATAATCTAATAAATCATAACATTGAGAAATGCTATAAGATTCAACAAGAGCATCTGCAGCCCATTGTTCAACATTAAGATTCATGTTGCTTTTGGCTTCATATCTTTGTAGATGCAACTTATTGTATCTACTGAGCAAAGCCATACGGTCTTTGCGTTCAGCCATTAGTCGTTACTGTCGGCCTCTGACTCGGCTTCTTTAACTTTTTCTGTTAACTTTTCTTCAACAAATTTATAAATTCTTTCAAAAGCCTGCTCTGTATTTTCATCATCACGCTTAGAATCAACTACTCCAAAATCAAATCTTAATGACTGAAAATTACCTAGATTAAGCGTATATCCAAGTGCTACAGATATTTTTGTATTTTCGTTTTCCATTACCCCACCATTTCTGCTATTAAATATTCTCTGCCCAAACAGGAATAAATCTACCATCTTCTGTCTTCGTATATGTAAGTATACCGTCTCCCATTCGCCGTGTCAATTCTTGGCTTGTAGGAGTCATATTATTTGTTATAAGTCCATCTTTTCTTGGTTGCCCTATATGTATAGTAGCCAGTATAGCACGAATGTCCTTTACCATGCTTTCTGAATAATATGACCTTATTCTAAAACCACGTTCGCCATTTAACTTTGATCCAACTGGTAATGGAATTACACCGTTTTTCATTAATTTAGGCATATACTTTCTATGACGATTAATCAATTTAGCAGTCTCTGCTACGGTGTAGGCTCTTTCTCTTTTTTTTCTAAAATCTGAACGTAAACAAGTTTCAAGTCTATCTTTAGTTATATTATAAACAGAAACCATGCCAGTAGATCGTGAACTATGATGAAGCCTTACAAGATCTCCATTAAGAAACCATATTTTTTTATTTCCTTGTATTACAGTTTCGTTATTGTATGCTTGGCTCTGAATGATTCCTTTGCTAGTAACCATCTACCTTCTTCGCTTTCTGTTGGCGGATGAAAGAATTTTCTTAATCCACATATAACACAATATGTTTCCATATGCTGGATACTACTATATTGTCTGTCAACAAGTACTCTACCCCTACATTTTTTACAAAAAATCATTGTTTTATTCTCAGTTTGGAATTCCGATAATAATTAAGTGTACTGATAAAGATAGGTCACCAGAGGTACCAAACCTTACAACGCCTTCAACTCTTGTTTCTGTAACGCTTTTTAAAACAATATTCACGTTTTGTCCTGCTGGAGTACCTCTAGTATTAACTGGTGTTGCTGATACTATTGGTGGATATTTAAAGTCTTTAAAGTCATAAGTAAATGTTCTTTCGTTTCCCGCTGAAACTGTGGAGTTATTTGCAACTTCAACCAAACCGCCAACTATTCTTGTGTTAGAAGTTTGCACCTCTGCCTTACCCGCACTTGCTGTATCAATAATTGTTTTACTTGTTTGCTTAGAAGCAACATTTGTAGAAAGGTCGTTTACAGCCTCAATCAATTGATATAAATATGTAACATCAAGAGGTTGCCCTCTTTCTGGTAGTGGTACTTTTGCCATTTATTCCTCCTATTTTATTATACCAAAGAAACTAAGCCAGAATTGTATATTTGCAAATTGGCATTTAATGTTTTTTCAGATGATTCAACTTGAATAATTACACGTACATTTGTGGTTCCAGTTTTAATAAATTGATATGAGTGAATTGGTGTTGTCCCATGATAGGTTGCCGTAGCCCCATCAAATCCAACAAAAACATCATACTTTGGTCTATTTAATTCATCTCCCCATACTGCACTAATAACCGAGGTTGAGACCTGTATGGCTCCAGCAACGCTGGTAATTGAGTCATCTAATACAAGATTTATTGGAGACCATTGAGAGGTTCTGTTTTTATCTTCAGAAACAATCCTATATCTAAAAACGTATCCAACTTTATCATGATCTAGTGCTGGCAAAGATGTTTTTTTAATTATAACTTTTTTAATTCCTGCATCAGCCATTATGAATTATTTCCACTAGAAAGATCTACTGAAAATCTAAATTCAACATAGTTACTGGTATTGGGACTCTTAACTATAGTTGCTGCGCCTGAAGTTTGAATAACTGAGTATCCTGTTAATCCATAAAGTGGATTTACTGTAGCAACATTTTCTAGTTTTAAAGCATCTAGGGCTACATAATAGTTTCCCGATGGATTAACTCCATCAATAACACATGCGTATATTTTAACTACAGAAACATCATTCCAATCAAATCCAGATGTTCTATATAGTTGTTGAAGTTGTTTTGTTACAACAAAGTACCTTTCTGTAGCAAAATCATGTTGTCCACCACTACTGTCATCTGCAACTTCTGCTTCAAGTCTTGCAAATTGTGTTCCACTTGTATTTTCAAATGAAACTAAAACTCTTGCTCTTTCTGGTTGAGTGCCAGCCCCATATGTTCCATCTCTATTTATTATTGAAAATGCCAATCTTAGTTCATCTGTTGGAGCATTTCTTGTAAAGTCAACCGTTGCTCCGCTTAATCTAATATAGTTTGATCCTGCTCCTATTTGAAAAGTATCTTGTGTTGGACCGCTATCTGATTCAATATCAAGATCAGCCTCATTGCCTTTTATCATAATTACATTATTTAAAAATCTTGGTCTTTCATATCTTGCAACTCTTGGTGATTTAAAAAATATTGGGTTATCTGCGTTTGTTTGAAATACTGGATTTGCTATAGCGATAATGTTGTCATAGTTTGGGGCATCTAACGCATTGGATTCTGTATTAATTGCTACTGCAGATGCTGCTGTTACATATTGCCAGTTTTCTGTTTGTGTAAAAGCAAAAACTGTTTTACTATCATATGCTCCCGCAGATGGGTTAGAACCTGCAGAATATATTCCAATTTCAGATATTTCATATCTTTCTTCTGTTGGTAGTTCTGCTGTCAAAACAATTTTATCTACACCGTCTTCGTTTACAAAGCCTCTAGAAGATATTGGAACACGAAACATTTCAAAATTTAAATTTGTTTTTGTTGAATAGTCGCCAATTTCATCGGCAGTATCTAGTGGGGTAGCACCACAACCAATAGCAATATACGAGGCATAGGCAGGGGCCTGACCAAGTAAATATTTTGCAATAATAGATTTACCAGTATTAGTTATCATGAGGCGTAGTCTCCAAGATCTGCTTCATATATTGTACCACTTACGCTAATCTGTGTTTCTATTTGTTCATCAGGATTTATATTAATAAATTCAATAATTAAGTCTCCTGTTGCGTTAAGGTACACGTTTTCTCCATTAGTCCCGTTGCCAGTTTCTGGAATTTTGTCCTCTAATTTAATTGAAAATCCAGCAAAAAATTTATCTGAGGTTTGTTGAAGACTAATAATATTGTTTGAATTATATATTTGTTGAATGGCTGAAAGGTTTTTAATTGGTTGATATGATATTTTTTGACCATTAACAATATCAGACCTTGTTATATTAATTAATTCTTGTCCGCCAATATTTTCAAATATTTGATCAAACATTCCGTCTGTTGTAACAACTTCTTCATCAAATAAAATAATATCTAATGTTGCAGTTTTAACTGGTGGTGGAGGTGGAGAGACTGTTACTGACAAGTTTGGAGTTTGTGGTATTGCAACTATTGCACCTGTCATAAAAGTAGTTTGTCCTGTATTTGCAACTACAGTTTCTTGCTTAACTTTTCCTGGTTCAGATTCTTTTTTAACTGTTGCTGGCTCATACCCAGTTGCTGTACGAACAGTTCCCATCGGTATAGGTCCAATAAATAATTTATTTGATGATGTTGACTGAACAGCAGAAGATTTTGTAGGAACTGTTTGAGTTTTTGCGATTGGCGTTGGGGTAAAATTTAGACGATCTTCTCTTATGTTTGCTTTATTAGCATCTCTCTTTGCTTCAACAGCAATTGCTTCGGCTTTTTTTGCTGCTTCTCTTTTTTCAAATTCTTTTCTTACGTTTGGCACTCCAGCAGAAGTAGGAGTAAATGGTTTTGCCATATTACACCTCCGCTAAATAAATAGTCATATCTGGACCATTTATTTTTCTTGTATATTCAATATTATAAACTATAAATCTAGAGTTATCTGAAGTAACCAAATCTAAATTATTAGAATCTTTATAGTTAATTGTTAGTATATCTCCTAGTTGAATTGTTGGAGTTGCAAATATTTTTAAACCGATTAATTTTTTAGGAAACATAAGTTTATTTATTGTCCAGCCCATTAAATTTTCTGCATCATCCTGTGTTTGTATGTATGGGGTATCTAAAGTAAACTCGTTATTTCCGTAAATCATCCTGCTTCTTTTAATTTCATCAAACTTTTGTTTTTCAACTTGTGGAGAAACAATTTGAGAAGATCCAGTTAATAATGGATTAGAAAAATTGCCACGTTTTTTAAAGTACTCGTCAACAGTTAATTCATGAGTGGTATCCTGTGTAAATGTTATACCCTGAATTCTTAAATAATTACCGCTTGTCTCATCAAGATTTAATGCTGTGTCTGTAGCGTTAAATATTAAAAACTCAGCACCATATGAGTCTGCATAAAAGCCAGATGAAACATATCCCTTAATGTTATTAAATGTTGGCGATAATTTGGCATAAAGCGCAGGGTATGCACGATCATATTTAATATCAAAATAGGCGCACTCTCTCATTATTGAGCCAAATTCATCAAAATATAAATTATATTTAGGTGGTTGTTGAGAACTAATTCCAGATAAATAAGTTGCCTGAACAATACCACTCATTGCATATTTTCTTAAAGACTCACTAGCGCTTATTTCGTTGTCGCCAAAGGCGGAAGATAGCGTTTCTCCAACTGTAAATACAGTATTTTGAGAATAGTTTTGAGATAGAGCGTATATGTTTTCAAACATTACTCTAGATGATCCACGGACAAACGGAGCCATATTATTATATATTGGAAGTGGATCTGGATCATCTACAACCTTAATTAATTGATTATTAATGTATAAATAAAATCTTCTTATTTTTCCTATATCTTGGTACTCTACTGCTAAATCATATACCGTTGGATTTTCTTCGCCAGTCATTCTATATTGGCCAGTAAACCTTCCATCGTCAACTATAATTTTTGATAGACCTCCATAAAGTTTTACAGGAATTGCATCATTATTTGATGCATCTTTTTTAATTTTATAAAATACAACGTTGTTGATAGAAATGTTTGATTTATTTTCTTTGTCTAATTTTAAGTATGACTCTATATTGTCTTCTGTTAGTGCAGCAATTTCAAAATAGTACCCATTGTTAGTGGTTGGATTAAGCAATACTGCAAGGCCACCTGAGCCACCACCAATACTTACGTTTTGGTCTGGTTGAACTCCAGCAACTTGATAATATGTTGTGCTTCCGTTTGGCGTTTGACTACGGCGTTCGTTATTTTCAATTTTTCCAATAATACGTATTCTTGTTCCAAAATGTTTGTAGGAATTGTCTAATTCTTTATAAACATAAGAAACTAGATTAATTGGAGTTTCTGTTGTTTCAAAAGTTGGACCATTCATTACTAGCGCTGATGATTGAATTGTTCCAGTTTTAGGAGATGTAGTTGAATTAACTGAAGTTTCTGTTGTATAACTTGAAGACATAAAATTTTTAATTGTTCCATTTCTTAAAGTTTGTTGAGCCTTAGAATTATTAACTCCTGCTGCCCCAGTAGTAGTTGCTGGTAAAGAAATATCTTCAAGTAGGGTGGTTGTAAATAAATATTCAGTTTGCATTTCACAACCTCTAACATAAGAATTGTCTGACCAATAAGAATTTATTCCAGCCGTATGATCTGTTATAGTTGTTCCAAATTGAGCACGACCATGCTCATAAACTGCACCATTTTGTAAGCGAGTAATACCTTCAATTTCTTCATAAAATGGAACTGTATAAATCCTTATTAAGCCAGTCGGATATATTTTTCCATTAAACGGTAGTGATCTAAAAAAATTTTGATATTCTTGATTATTTGTAATCCACACATTGCTACTACCTTGCTTATGAGATGCCCTCCATGCCTGAATTTCTTCACCCTTTTGTGCTTCTGTAATTTCTCCATTTGCAACCTTCTTGTCTAATCCATCAATAACACCTGTTGGGGCTAGTCTTCCAGGTAAAACTATTTGTGGTTTAGAGTCATCTAGATTTATACCGTCCGATAATATTGGATACCAAATTGCAAGAGTAACGTTAAATTGGGCAGCATCATATCTAATAACTTCTCCATTAGAATAAAAATATCCTTGGTATCTTGTAAGCCAATAAATATTTTCTCCAACATCAAAAACATTGTTTACTATTTTATGATTAACTACGCTTGGTGCAGATGCAGTAAGGTCCGAACTTAATGGCATTGCACCCAAAACATATTTTCCTTGTTTAGACGCAACTTCATTAATTGTTTTAGTTGAGTCTGTTCCAGATACTTCCCATAAAAGTGCAGGTTTGTAGATCCAAGTTTTGTCTATATCAATCATACTTGCTTGGCGAATAGAACCATATGATCTTTGTATATACCTAGTAGTGTAATTAATTTTTCCATTATTATAAACTTTTTTGTCTTGTGAGGCAATTGAAATAATGTTTGGAAGTGTTCCAGATGAAAAATTTTCAACAATACCACTAATAGATTGGTTGTTAGTTCCAGATAAAACCATGCTGGATGCTCTATCATTTAAATTTGGAAGCATGTAATTTTTGCTCATTACAATAAAATTATTGTATTCATCAAAAAACATTGCTGTTTGTGTAGAAACTGCAAGTTGGTTTAACACTTCTGCTACCGTTTGGTCTGGAGCAATAAAAAAATATGGAATGATTGGATCTGGCTCATTAACTGTTCTATAAAATGCATAGTTGCTAAATCCAATGTAATCAAGGATTAAACTAATTGCATAACTAAGTGATACTTCTGTTACTAACATTCTTGGAGCAGGCATAGATTCTAAGAAAAAATAAAAATCTCTTAAAGATATTTCTAACGTACCCGCAGTGACATCTGCTTGTGGAAATCCATCGGAGTAAAGTGTTTTAATTGGGACCCAATAGTCAAACCCACTTACATTTAATATTTTTTCATAAAAATTAAATTTAATATTTTTACGAACATAATCACTAACTATGCTATTAGTATTGTTTTCATTAAATGCTTGATCATCATCAAACAGAGACATGCTTCCAGTTGAGGCAAGTAACTGTCCTACTGGCAAAGCAGATGTTCCAAGATCGGAAAGAATTTTTTTAACACTGTATTCAATTGTTTTATTAGATAAATCAACAATCAGTCTTGGTGACATTTCAATTAAATCAAAAGTAGAGTCAAATTTGTTCATTCTCTCTACAACAATTCTTAGACCACGAAGATTTTGAAATTCTCTGTAAAAAGTTTTACCGTTTGTTGTTTCTTGAAAAGATAATGGATTTGTAAGATCTGTAACAAAAGTTGTTTTATTATTAATTTCTTCGTTTCCTAATACCCAGCCGTAAACTGGAGCAAATGTTTCATATTCTTCTGTAGTGCTATTCCAAACACTATATGTTCCAACTTCATTTTCGTTTGCAATAACTAAATATGCGTATCCATTTATTGATTCTTTTGGCAACAAAGTAGATGATGAAATTGTATCAACATGAATAAAATTGTCTTCAAAAATACTTGGAATATTTTTTACTCCATACTGTAACTCAACATAGCCGTCAGAAGCAATAATAGGAGATCCATCATTGCGAGTATCATTTTCAGTAAATACGTAAGCATCTGTCCAATTATTTTCTTCAAGGTACTGAATTTTCCATCTTGTTGGTGTTGTCTTATTTTCATTACCAAAAAATGGATCTGCAAAAGTTTTAGATATATCGGTAAAATCTCCCAAGTCTATATCTCCAACATTAGTTTGCATTTTTACAATAATTCGGTTTGCTGGTACATTTTTTTTATAAACTACAAACGGTACGGCATCATCTATATAGTAATTGCCATTAACAATTATTTTAGCAATACCTCTTTCAATACCACTTTCAGTTCTAAAAGATGTAAAATATTTAAATTGATCATAGCGTGATGCCATATAATATCTTGGCCTTCTTGCAAGGTCACTGCCAGAGTTTGATAAAAACTTTCCTTTAAAGGCAACTGCTTTGTTAATACCAGATCTTGGCCTGAATGGTTTTACGCAATCTTCTAGTGAGTATAAAAGTTTATTTTTTTCTTTTATAGATGTAAAAATTTGTGGTGTTTCATTATTTTCAAATCCTCCGTCAATGATAACATCAGCGTCTGTTGCACCAGTATAAAATAACCCAGTGTCTGCGTTATCAAATGTGTTTGGTAATGTTAAAAATTTAGAACTTTGCTCTTGAGATCTATATCTATAATTGCCAAGTTTAAATATATTATCTGGCATATTCATGTTCCACTCAGCCAAAACTAGGGATTCTGTTTGTATTGTTGCAGATGTTTCAAAATGGTTTTTTAGTTCGGTGCTTTCAAACATTTAAACTTCTTCCAAGGTTACCGATATGTTCCAAAGGTCATGATTTGTCGCTCCACGCTTTATCACGGAATAATTAAAATCTGCAAAGTAAACTTGAATAATTTGGTTATATCTATTCAAACCAGTATATTGATAATTTTCCCCATCTAAATTTGTATATTTATCATAAGCAAGGTACATAAAAAATGGACCTTGATGTGTCTCATACCAATCAAGAAGTTCTACTCCACCTGCACCGCCATCTGCTGTGTACTCTGTTTTAGATCCTTCACTTGGAGATATGCCAGTTGATGTATTAAATGCTGGATCAGCACTATAGGCTCTTGATGGCAACATGTTCCAAGACACAGACATGGTTAGTTTGTCTGCAATATGATATGAACGCATACGACCATTAATTGTTCTTTGGCGTTGCTCAATTCTTTGGGTATTAAATTGCATATCACCCCTATTGTGATCAGATAAAATAATAAACTGGTCTAACAGGCTTGGATTTGTTTCTCCCGTAGATGCTCCTACCTCTATCCCATTGGGCACGTATAGGCCATTAGAGAGGGTTCCAGGGTTGTTTGCCCATAAGATACCCTGGGGTCTTGTATATCTACGTCTACCTGTTAGATAGGCACTAGTAGCCATTATATTCTTTGCCCCCGAATTCTTTGTGAATCAACATTTTTAATTTCTCTTATTACTGCCCTAGCAATATCATTTGGATTTGAGTTACTTCCGTTAATATTAAATCCCAGACTATAATTATACACTGCTGTAGAATTATCATTCATTGATGTAGAAATACTATTAACTGGAACCTGGGCACTATTTCTATTGCCAATCATTGAAGGATATTTTGACTCATTCAACATTGATAGCAATGGGCCAAACTGCTGGGTTGCTTTTTTGTTCATTACAAACTCGCCAGGGGTGAGCATTGCTGGCACGGTATCAGAGCCAATTGATCCACCATTAGCCATATATTTAGGAACTAGTCCTCCCATAGCCATAGATAAAATTTTTCCACCATACATTTTCTTCTGTGCTCCAGTAAATGGATCAATGTTTGGATTTGCTTTAAAATAAGCATCGGCTTGGGCCTGTAATCTAACAGATGATGCGGCCAAGCCTGATGCTGGACCTGATGCTATTCCCCTATCTGTAAATTCTTTTGTTAAATCTTTTTGCATTTTATCATAGTCTGCAGGACCTGCAGTTTTTGCTGTAGGGCTAGGCACTGCTCCTGAAAGCGATGATGCAGCCTTCATTGAAGCAAGAATACTTGTCCACGCACCTGCTGCTGTGGTGGAAGAAGTGGCAACCTTGTCTATATCAATTACTATTTGATTCAGATGTTTATTTGTTGCATCTGTATATCTTTGTATAAAGTCCCACTCAGCCCTTGTCATTCCATTAATTGTTAATGATTGTTGTTCTTTTGAAATTTGAAAATCAAGATCAGAAAGCAATTTCTTTTTTGCATCTGCTTGTTTTTGTAAAGGTTCAAGTTGTTTTAATTCAATATTATAAATTTCATCGTTTAAAGTAATAATTTTCGCATCAATTTGTTTTCTAGTTAACTTTTCACCATTAACAACAGCGGTGACTAAAGACAAATCTTTTTGTTTTTCTAGTTCTAAGTTGCTTGTTGCTTTTTCTAATCCTCCACCCATTCTATTAAGGGCTTCCTCTGCTGAACTTGCTCGCATTTCTTGTGCAATTGAAGCGGCTGCTGAAATATCTCCTTGAGTTAATGCGTTAGCAAGGCCAAGTTGTTTTTGTTGTTGTGAAATCAAAAATGAATTTATTGATTTTATTGATTCAAGAGCGTCTTTTTGTTTATTTAAAGATTCAATTTTTTTATCATAAGTTTCTGTAATAATACTTTCTTGTTTACCGATTGAGTCAAGAGTGCGACTATAAGATTTAATTTTTAAGTTAATTCCATTAATCTCATCTTCAATTTTATTAATTGCTTGTTCGTCAATCATAATGCTTAATTCTATTGCTTCTGAAGACATACCATTTATCTTTTTAAATGAATCTTTTGCCTTTTTTTGAATTTCAATAAATTGATAATCAAAATTTTCACTTAATGCTTCTGCTCCACCTTCTGATAATTCATCTGCTTCAAATTGAGTAGCCTTTAATGCTTTTTCAAATTCTTTTGTTGCAGCAGTAGCCTTTTTAGTTCTATCAATCATTTTTTCTAGATCTTTGCCATCCAGGTCTTTACTTACGATCGCTGCTGCTTGTGCTGCATCAGCAGTTAATTCTAGTGCAGTAGCGGCATCAACGCCTCTTGCTCTCAGCATTGATAGTGCTTTATTTTGAGTTGTTTGTTCTCTTGTAATCTGGTCCTGTTGTCTTAAATATATACCCGCCTGAACTGTTGGGAATAGTCGGTTTAATGATTTACCATAATCGTTTAGCACTAACTTGCCATTCTTTGCCTTACTTGTAATCTTATCAAAGAATTTTCCTGCTTCTTCTGCACCAAGTCCTTCGGCAAACTGAACTAAACTTTCGTTAGCACCCATACCTTGTAATTGATTTGTAGTTCCCTTAAATGCATTTATAGATTTTCCGCTACCCAGTTGTTTGACAAGTTCTTTCCAACCACCCAAAGCATTTACAGACTCTTTTCTAAATAATTTTAATTTTAATAATAAGTCGTCAAGCACTGTATCTCGTTTGCCAGGACCCTTATCTTCAACAACTCCTCCACCTGGTATTGCTCCTGGTAATATTCCACCCTTTGCTATAATTTCTGCTGCACTTTTGCCAGCAGCACCTTCAAAACCTTTAAAGTTTGGATCGTTAGATACAACATCAAAAGCAACCTTTAGGTTTTTATTTACAAAATCTTTTCCTTCAGACAAAATTGTCCATTGATCATAAAAAGCCTTCCACTCTCCTGGTTTTTCTTCAGCAAGTTTTGCAACTACATCTTTAGTTAATGTGGGATCTAGCCCTTCAATTTGTTTTAATGCATTTGTAGCCGTTGCCAATTGCTGTATTCCATTGGCTTTAAGATCAAGAGTAATTCCATATGTAGGATTTATTTGATTTAAGAAACTTAATGCTTGCATATCTTTATCAAAATCTTCACTGTTGTTATTAATATATCCAAGCATAAGCGCTCTTGTTGTATCTGTTGCACCCTCAGATGGTAACAATTCTGCAATTAATGCAGCATCTGCAAGACCTTGCTTGTCAACTAAAAGACTAAATGCTGTTTCAAATCCTTTATTTCCTGCTGCAGTTGAAAGAATTTTTGTAATTACTGCTGGTCCTACCTGCCCAGATGCAAGACCTACCTGCAACTCTGTTTTAAATTCTGAATCTTTTAAATTATTTAATGCGTCTAATGCTTGATCTTTAAAGACTGCCATTGGACCTTCTTTATACATCGCATCTGCTGCTGCCTTAATTCCTTTAGTAAACGCTTCTCCTCCTAGTTGATCTCTTTGTTTTACTAATAAATTTAATGCATTTGCATTACTTGCATTTAATGTAGCAAGACCTGCTTTTCTTTGATCTTCAATTGTTTTTATTTCTTGTTCTGTTTTTGCAGACTTTAACTTTAAATCATATTGTTTATTTAATGAATCTACAAGTCCTTGATTTTGTGCTACCTCTTGTATTCCAAGTTCAACTGCTGCTGCAGCAAGTTTAACATTTACTGATTTTCTTTTATTAGCGTCTGCCTCTCCTCCAAGCATCAATCCCGCTCCAGTAGCGGCAAGGGCTGCACCTGGAACTGCAGCAGCGCCTGCGGTGAGAACGGCAGCGGCTGCTCCTGCTGCTATTAATCCAAAGCCAGCAACTCTTGCCAATACATTTGGACCAGTTGATTCACTAATAGCCCCATCTACTGCTGTTCTAAAAGAGTCAGCCTGTCTTTGCATAGAATCTTTTTGTATTTGCAATGTTACCTGTAATGGATCTGTTGCAAGGTTTTCGCCATTTGGACCAAGCAGACTTACAAGTTTTCCACTTACTAGTGCTGGAATTTCATAACTTCCAAGTTTTTCTCCAAGTGCTGCAGAAATGCTTCTTGCTTGACTTGTTGTTACCGCTCCTTGTGCAACTGCAACTGCTAAATTATTAGCAAGGTTTTGAGATATTTCTTTAATTGATTTACCACTTTTAGATTGTTTTTCTATATCTGCAAGAATTCCTTTTCCAAACTCACTCTCTAATGTATTTTGTCCAAACTGTCTTTGTCCTTCAACTGTTCCAGAAACTATGTTTTTTCTTCTTCTTGCAGCCTCTTCACTTGCACTTACAGTTCCAGCAATAACAGATAAAGCAGTTAATTTTTCTGAAGTCATACTCATTGATTTAGCAAGATTAATTCCTTCTAGCCTTGCTTTTTCTAAATCTTTACCCATTTTATATATTACTCCACCAACCAAAGCAAATCCAGCAACAACTGCTACCAAAGGATTAGCGAGTAGTGGAAGAATCATAGCAATACCCTGTAATCCAAAAACAAATGGCATTATAGTTTGAGCCATTTCTCCTAACTTGCCTCCAGCAAAAGATGCTGCAATTGTAAGTCCAGAGATAGCGCCAAGGCCCATAGTTGCTTTTGAACTAAAAGCAGTCAGACTTTGTTTTGCTGTTTTTGTTTGCTTTGTAAGATCATCTGTAGCCTGGGTTGATTGTTTTATTGATTCATTTTGTTTTTTTATTTCTTGTTGCTGTTTAGCAATTAAACCTCTAGGACCCATTGCCAATTTAGATGTAGCCTCAGATAAAGGAACTCCTTTGCTGTCAACCTTTTGAGCATCAGCAAAGCCACGTATTCTTCTAATTCTTTGAACTACAGTTTCTTTTGGACCAAGAGTTGTTGTTCTATTATCTGCAATATTTCTGCTTGTTGTTCCAACCGATGCTGGCTTTCTTTCAGTGTTTTGTCCAGTAAGTGCGGTTAATTTTCCACTGGAATCACGCTTAAACTCTCCTCTTGCTCTAACGGCAACAGTTTCTTTTTGAGGTTGTTTACTAATTAATCTATCAAAGGTATCATTCATTGATTTAGTAATTTTAAGAACCTGTCGTCCACCACCTAGAAATTCTCTTTGTGATCTAAACTTTCCATCAACTAATCCATTCATTACATTATTCCCTGTAACTTTTCCACCTGTTATTTCAGGTCTTCTATAAGCAACAATTTCACCTGCACTATTTAGGCTAGTTGGAATTTGAAGATTTGGATTAAGTTTTTTTAACTCATTTAATTTTTTAACCAATACTGGATTTGAACGAGTTTTTTGTACTGCCTTAATTACATCATCAATTGGCTTTAATTTATTTGTTGCAATTTTTGATCCGCCAACCGCACTTGTAGATGCTGCTCCAAGCAATGATCTTGCTGCTTTAGATATAATTGGATCTCCTGATTTTGCAAGCGCACCCATAATTCCAGTTCTTTCATTACCCATTCTAGAGTAAATCATTTTGTCATTAATTAAAGTACCAGATGGCAAACCACTTAAAGATTTTAATAAATTTCCTCTAATTTGTTGTGCAACTTTATATGCTTCTCTATCTGGAATTCCTCTTTTAGCCAGACTTAAAGTCATTGTTCTTAAAGAGTTGTTATTAAGAAGGGCTTTTCTATAATCATCAATGTTTACTCTTGAATTAGTTCTGTTTAATTGTGCATTCATTTCTTTAGGAATATCAAAGCCAACGGACGTATAAAGATTTTCTCTTCCAAAGCCAAGTTGTCTAAATTTATCTGATACGTTTGCTCCAGAAACTTGTCTATAATCTACAGCATGTCCAAATGCCAAGCCTGGCTTTACTCCAGTTGTTCCACCATTATATTGTGCAATTTTTCCACTTACAAGTGCTGCAACTAATGGTTTAAATCTATCGTCTTGTGCTATTGGCTCTGGAACTACTGCTTCTCCAGGAGTTAATAATGCTGGTACAGAATCTTTTCCTGATTCCCCGCCAACTACACCTGTAGTTCCAGAAGAAAACTTTTGCGTTCCTCCGCCTTTTATTCCTCTAAATCCTGGTAACATCATTCCTGGATTTGTTGCTGCAAACCTTGCTGCTGCTGCAGTTGCATCAATATATGCCTGACGAAGTAATTTCAGTGAACCTGCTTCCATTACAAACTGTTGTGTAAGTTGTGTATGTCTTTGATTTAGTGATGCTGCTATTGTTGCAGCCTCTAATTGTTCTACTGATAAATAATTTGTTTGTTCTGCAAGGATTTTTGAATTACCGCCAAGCCTTAAAAATCCACTACGCATTACTGCAAATAATTTAATACCATTTGCAACAGCGTTTAATAATAAACCAAAAGTCATTAATAATACTGGGCCAATAACTCCAACCAGTGTAGTTGCTACTACTATAAACTTCTTTGTGCCATCTCCAAGATTATTAAATTTATCTAATAAGCCAGCAATTGATTGAGCAATTGGAGTTACTGCTTCTAAAAATGTTTTACCAATTGGCGCAAGAGTTAACTTAAGATCTTCAATTGCTTTTTTAAATTTAGTTCCAACAGCATTCTCTAAAACTCCAAGTTCTCTTTCAGACATAATCGCAAGTTGTTCAACTGAGTTTGTTGTTAAAGCAAGTACCTTTGATGCCTGTGTTCCATCTTTTGTTACGTTTTGAAATAATGTTGATAAACGTGAAAATTGGAACTTGCCGAATAACTGTTCAATTGCACGAGCACGATTAAGTGGATCTAATGTATCCAAGGCTCTTGAAAAGTCAATAACTGTTTGTCTAATGTTTCCTTGGTTGCCTTCTACAATTGCATTAATATTAATACCAAACCCTGCAAGCATGGCGCTTGCTTTTTTTGTTGGATTAATTAATGATGCAAGACCAGATTTGAGTGCGTTGGCGCCTTCTGATGCATTGATACCGCCCTCTTTCATGGCAGTCAAGAAAAATGCTAAATCTTCAACATCTCCACCAAGTTGTTTAACAACTGGACCTGCTTTAGGAATTGCAATAGTTAAATCTTCAATAGATACAACTGTTTGGTTTTCAACTGCGTTAAGAAAGTCAATCTTTTTTGCTAAATCTTCTGCTGCTATTCCAAAAGCATTTGTTACTGATATTGTGGTTTCTAATGCTTGACTCTGTTCTACTCCACCAAGGACTGCAAGTCTTGTAGCCTGTGCAACTTGTGCAGTAAGTTCTGCTCCAGTTTTACCCATTGCCGCAGCATCTGCTGCCATCTTCATTGTATCTACAACTGCTACACCATACTTTGTAAATGACTCTGCAAGTTGTTTTATATTTTCAAGAGCCTCATTTGTTTGTTCCGTTGTTGTAAAGACGTCTCCATAAACACGTTTAAATCTAATAGCCTGTTTTTCAAGATCCATAAATGTTCTGCCAGCCACAGTTCCTAAATAAACAAGTGGAATTGTAAAACCAACCATAAGTTGGCGACCTGCCCATTGTGTGTTTTTACCAAAGTTTAAAAGATTGGTAGATCCTTGTTTTAATAATTGATTAAATAGTGCTTGTTTTTGTGCTGCCATAGCAATTTGCGTGCCATAGTCTTTCATGTTTAGGCTAGTTGGAGTAACAGAGATAGCCTTCATTGCTCCGCTTGCATCACGGCCTAGTTTAATATATTGTGTTTGTAATTTTTTTACACGCTCTTGCGCTACCTTGCCAATTGTGTCAAACTCTGTTTTAAATAATCTTCCAAATGTTTTTGTTGAACCGCCCGCAAAACGGAAGTATTCACGCATTGACAGTTTATTTTTTTCAAGAGAATGTGTAAAAGATTCTGTAGATGTTCTAACAACACCCATTTGTGCTGAAAATTTACCAGTAGCATTTATTGAATTCAGCAGATTCTGCTGCATATTTCTTTGTTGAGCAGCAGCAGAAGCACTACCCTTTGATACCGAAGTATGGAATAGTGCTAACTGTCGCTGTAAACCTTTAAGTTCCGCTAACGCCTGCGACGTATCAATTTGTACGCCAATTTTGGCATTAACATCACTCATTCTTTCACCTCATTATTTAATTGTTTGCAAGAACTGTGTTCAAGAGTGCATTTGCATCTTGAAGTTTTACCCCTGAAGCAGATTCAATAATTCTGTAAACAGTTGGAAGATCAATATTTTCTTCTAACTTTTTAGCATCTTCTGCAATTTCTGGCTTATATTGCTTCATAGCAATTTGAACACACTCAATAAGGACAGTTGTTGACTTGTCATTATCCTCTGCCACCTCTGCTAGTTCTGAAAACTTTTTCATAAATGGACGAAGTAATGAGATTTTAAGCGGTCTTGCTTTAATCTTGCTTCCGTCCAAAAGAACTAGTTCTACCTCTTCATACGTGTTTGTTGCCATTGATTTTTCCTCCTATAGGCTATGTCAATTATAGCATGATGATGATTATTTTTTTATTATTTTATTTTGTTAAATCTTCGTAATCTAAACCATGACCAATGCCAAACCCTGCTTTTTGGGCACTATGTCCTTGAAGAGCCAAAATGTCTTTGCCATCGCCTGTCTTGCCTTTGCTAAATACTCTGGCCTTCATATCTTCCCACTCTTTTTGTCCCCTATCATTACCTGATTGCTTATCTAAATCTACCCCCTGAATTGCAGCAAGAAATTTTTTTTCTTCATAGTCAAGTTCTCTACGACTAGAAAGGGTGGCCATTAATTCTGGCATAGATAGCGATTCTTCTAATTCTTTGTAATCTTTCCAAATGCCCAATAAAAATACTTCTGCTTCTATTTTTGCTAAATCTAACTCAGACCAAGTAGCATTACTGTCTTTTGCTTGATCTTTTACTGTTTCTTGAGATTCTTTGTTTATTTTAATTCCCGCTGCAACATCTAATATTGAATATATAGTTGGCATGTCTAGGCTATCTTCTATGTCCTCTTTGTTTAGTGCTACATCTGGATAATATTGTTTCATACAAATTCTAATGCACTCTGTTATACATTCTATGGCTTCGTCATCATTTTTGGCTTTTTTGACATACTCAAATGCTTCCATAAACTCACGTAAATGTTTTATTTTTAATGGATTTATTTCTAACTCTGTGCCATCAATAAGTTTTATTACTTTATTTTGATAAACGGTTGTTGCCATAATTTCTATTCTATCATAGGCAAAACAAAAAACCCACCTAATTAAAGGTGGGCTTTTGTTTAATCTAAGTTTAGATTATGATTGTCCATAGGTACGATCAATGATCTTACCGTAAGAACCTGATGTATCTTCAGGAAGAAGACGGAATGAAACTTCAAACATTGACGGCTCATCACGCTTTGCTGACACAGTTACGTTCTCAATTGATAGAGCACGATATGCTGCATAGATGCGTTCTTTGTCCGCAAAAGTGGCTGGGTCACCAGATCCTGGACCAACAGCAACGATTCCTCGTTCTACTGGAACATCTCCGATATCTCCTGCACTTAAGTTAAGTGTTTGACCTGTTGATGCGTTTTTATTTCCTGTTATTTTATCATCAGAGTATGCTAGTGCTACAAGCAAGTTTTCTAGGGTTGCTTCAGCAAAAGCGGTAGCAAGATTTACTTGCATACCTTGCTTGTATAGTCTTGCAACGTCAAGAATTTGATCTACCTGAACTTCACCGAAGTCTGGTTGGAATTGTAATTCTAAACCATTCATGGTGTAACCCACGTTGGTATAAGTAGCGGCTGATGTAAGTGTTTCCTTGTAAGACTCACTTGAATCAATCACTGCTGATGACGCTAAAGTTGCTGGAGT